AGCATTGTGTGATTGGCCAAATAACGGCCTTTAAGGTTTTCCCTGGGTCTAAGTATTATCACTTTGGTGAAGATATACCAGAATGTGATTATGGTCTGGTGTTTCTTATACCCACACAACCTACCCTGGATTTAATCCCATACATGAAAAGTCGTGTCAAGAACTTGTCCTGTATGACCGTTTGTGAAACGGCAACCGTACATGAAGATTATGGCAAAATATGTGATGAATTTGAAACGATTTTCGTTCCAAGTCAATTCTGTAAAGATGTGTTATCAAAACAATTCCCCAAAAACAATTTTATCACGATACACGCTCACATCCCCGCCCCTAAAAAATTTAAACCGTATACCTTTTATCACATCGGAAATATAGCAGATAATAGAAAAAATTTTAAGGGTATTTTAACCGCTTTTATGCGAGTAAAACAAGAAATGCCAAACGTGCGCTTAATTGTAAAAGCTACGTGTAATCAGGATGTAGATATTCCATTACCGGGAGTAAAAGTTATAAATGGACTTATTTCTGATGATGAAATGGAGGATATTCATACAATATCTGATTGTTATGTAAGCTTTTCATCGTCCGAAGGAGTGGGTATGGGCGCTGTAGAGGCGGCACTTCGTAATAAGCCGGTGATTATTACAAATTACGGGGGAGCCCCGGAATACATCGAAACCCCTTATACAATCGACTGTGAGCCAGGATTCTTAGAAGAAGATGATTTTCTTTTCAAGAAGGGGATGGAATGGGGAAGACCCGATTTCGATCAGCTTGTCATGTATATGTCCGACGCAGTCAAAAGAAATCTTAAAATAATGGATCATTTCCACACTAAACGACTTGTCAGTAAAGAATTTGTATTACAGGAATTTGTCACTTATATGGTTTGATGCGAGTATCACTACCCCGACCAATATGGTACCGGACGCAATATTTCCCTTCTGGGTTATAAGATACGTGATAATGTCATCAATAAGTCTAATTCCGGTGGGTTTTGTTACATACTTAGGGATGGAAACGCTTAATAATATGTATAATATCATTGATATAATTACAGGTCTAAGGGTGTCTTGATCTAACATCTTTTAATTTAGGCGTTTATTTTAATTTCACCCAACATAGTACAAAGGTCATCAACACTCCCGTCTGAGACAGATTTGTTATCGATTTTAATTCCCTTCATCATGTTCGCCAAACCGTCGATGTCTTCTGTAGGAACCTTATGCTTTCTACAAAAGTCGCCGCACACAGCCCTGTAACTACACCTCTTTCCAGCCAGTGTAGTGGCTGCGCATATCTTATGAGAATTCCTCTTTTCGCGGGGTTCATCGATGACTGGATCGATAACGATGATTCCACGTTGAGCTTTCGCATTTCGTATGGCTTCGTGTCTTCGCTTCAGTCGCCACTCGGCATCAGCGAGCCGGACGCAGCGTTCATCCGGTTCGATAACCTTGTAAAATTTAATAGTTTGCATAAGAAGCGCATACCAGCAGCTGTCGCGTGTAACTTCCATGGATTATTCCAGAAAAAACTGAAAAAATGAGATGTTAATTTTCACTTAGGAATTATAAATCTGCCTGTCCGGCTATGGTTGATAAATATAAATCAACCTCTCCCGCAAATTGGGGGCATTTTTCTGTTGTTCTTTTGGTTACCATATCTTGAACATTTACGATATGTTCTTTAAATGTAACTACATCCACGCCAGTTGCTGTATGTATCTCGGAATCTGTGGCTATATCAGTCGCCGCATAGAGATATGCCGCGGCATAATTAGCATGTAATACAGCTATGAGGGGTGTTGCGTCTTGTTGTGCGGCAGTCGCATAACGAGCGGACTGACGTACCAAAGTCTCCAACGACTTCTTATTGCTCCGACGTGTATTGTTTCTGTTCAAAAAAAGAACCAAAATAACTAAAAGTGCTATAAAGTAAAGCATCGTCGTATACATAAGTATGCCAAAATTATCCTGGAGACATGAATGCTATGTGTGTCAGTCACCACTCGATATAATAATTAGACCGGACACGGATGAACAACATAGAGTATTATACAAGTATAGACACATAAGACCTTTATTCTTACTAAATAATGTATCCCAAATTAAGTTATTTGGGTTAAAGGCAAAAAGGGTATGTAGGTGTTGTTTTGTAAGTCCCCCTAAAGTAAGAATAATAAAACTAATGGAACGTGAAACTGGAATTATTAAAAATTTATATACACCCAATGCGACAAAAACAAAGGAAGAGGTTGTAAATTGGTTTAATGACTACTATCGTATAGCCCGGAGATATCGGGCGGACGATATGTGATCTAAAAAAACCTAAGTAAAGAATTGCGTCTATAGATTTTCAAGTGAAATGAAAGAAAGCATTCAAAAACTTTCCCATATAGAACATATATTAAAGAGACCCGACTCCTATGTTGGTCCCGTTGAAGTAACGCCAGAAACCTATTGGCTTATTGATAAATATGGAAAAAAGTTTGAAAAGAGGGATATCAAATATTCCCCCGCTCTTCTTAAAATTTTTGACGAGATACTCGTAAATGCGGTCGATAGAAATTCACTCCATCCAAAACAGGTGACGAATATAAATGTCTCCATCGATAAAGACTCTGGAAGAATCACGATCGAAAACAATGGTCCTCTCGGTGGCGTATCCATTAAAATGCACAAAAAGGAGCAACTGTGGAATCCGGAACTTACATTCGGTCATCTCTTAACATCGACCAATTACGATGACTCAAAAAAGAGGGTGGTGGGCGGAAGAAATGGATACGGCGCAAAACTCACGAATGTGTATTCGTCAGAATTTTCCATAGAAATTAAAGATCATGAAAATAAACTGTCATATTCGCAGATGTGGAGGGATAATATGACAACATGTGTTACACCCACCATGAAAAAATACAATGGAAGCAAATCTTCGGTATCTGTATCATTTATCCCGGATTGGAAAAGGTTCGGGATGAAACAGATGGACAATACTATATTCAGAATATTTCATAAAAGAGTATATGATGCGAATATCTGTACCACACCGAACTGTAAGGTAAAATTTCAAGATGAACCGTTACCCAAAATGAATCTTGAATCCTATGCGAAGATGTATGAGGGTGTGGAATCTCTCGCCAGTGTCACCGCGGACCGCTGGTCGGTCTGTATTGGGCCATCGGATAACAATCTTGAACAGGTTTCGTTTGTTAATGGTATTTGTACAAACAAAGGAGGGAGTCATGTGGATCATGTGACGTCTTTTTTGGCGGCGGGTATCATCGATGAATTATCGAAGAAAATCAAACTAAAGCCTCAACAAGTGAAAAATACATTCAACGTTTTCGTAAAGGCTACCCTTGAAAATCCTACGTTCAGTAGTCAGGTTAAATCCGAATGTACATCAAAATCACAAGAATTTGGAAGTAAATTTGAACCACCAAAAAATTTTATCAAGAACGTACTCAAGACTGGAATTCAAGATGAACTATTGGCATTGTCAAAATTCAAGGAAATGAAAGAGCTCAAAAAGACGGACGGTTCAAGAAAATCAAAAATTACTGGCATTCCAAAGTTAGATGACGCAAATAAGGCGGGTACAGCGCAGTCTGGGAAATGTACTCTCATCGTGACAGAGGGTGATTCAGCGAAGACTTTGGCGGTCGCGGGGCTTTCGGTCGTTGGTCGGGATCATTATGGCGTTTTCCCACTCCGTGGTAAATGTAAGAATGTCCGGGATGCTTCCGTGTCTCAATTAACATCTAATCAGGAATTCAACGATCTCAAGAAGATTTTAGGTCTCCAACAAGGTAAAGAATATACAGATGTTTCCGAACTTCGCTACGGTCGTCTTATGATCATGACAGACGCTGATAACGATGGGTCTCATATCAAGGGGCTGATCTTGAATATGATACATCATTTCTGGCCAAGTCTATTGAAAATGAACTTTGTTGTGAGTATGGTTACTCCTATCATTAAGGCAACGAAGGGTTCGGAAACCAAATCATTCTATACAGATTCTTCGTTTAGGACGTGGTATGGAAACGGTAAATCCGGATGGAAGATCAAATATTACAAGGGTCTGGGTACATCCACATCGAAGGAAGCGAGAGAATATTTCAAACAAATTCAGCAGCTCACGGTAAAATTTGAAATGGATAAGATGTCAGATGAATCTATTATTCTGGCTTTTGACAAAAAGAAGGCCGACGCAAGAAAAGAATGGCTTTTGAGAAATACCGCAAAGAATCCAAATGAATTGGAAGTCCCGTATGGGTCGATCCAATCACTCGGAATTACAAATTTCATTCACAAAGACTTGGTCAATTTTAGTCTCGCGGACTTGAAAAGATCCATCGCTCATGTTGCGGACGGATTAAAGCCATCCCAGCGAAAAGTTATGTATTCTTGTTTCAAAAAGGATCTCAGAAATGAAATGAAGGTTGCTCAACTGGCAGCATACGTCGCAGAAACATCGGCATATCATCATGGAGAAGTTTCCCTCGCTGACACAATTGTGAAATTGGCAAATGATTACATGGGTAGTAATAATATCAATCTCCTCGAACCTTGTGGTCAGTTTGGGACGAGACTGATGGGTGGGAAGGACGCGAGTCAAACGAGGTATATTTTCACCAAACTTACAAAAGAAGCAAGAAGACTGTTTGACCATAGAGATGATGCGATCCTCACGTATTTGGACGACGATGGGAGAATGATCGAACCGAATTATTATATGCCCACTCTTCCCACGATACTTATCAACGGATCGGAGGGTATCGGGACGGGGTTTTCTAGTTTTGTCCCGCCGTTCAATCCACTTGATATTAAAAACAATATCCTTCGGGTTCTTGATAAAAAACCAATCGTCCCCATGAAACCATGGTATAGGGGATTCAAGGGTACCATCACACGGGAAGGTGATGAAGGTGCTTGGATCGCCGAAGGTGTGTGGAGAAACACGGGATCTAAGATTAAAGTGACCGAGCTTCCCCCGGGAAGATGGACACAGGATTACAAAGAATACCTCGACACTCTCGTTGAGAAGAAGACAATCACTTCATATACAAATAACAGTACAACCGAAAATGTTGATTTTGACATTGTTGGTTATACGGGTAATGATCCAATGAAAGACTTAAAATTGAGACGATCGTTAAACTCTTCGAACATGCATCTATTTCATCCAACAAGAGGAATATACAAATACAAAAGTCCAGAGGAGATTCTCGTTGATTTCATTGAATTACGAATGAAACACTACAACGCAAGAAAATCCCACCTCATTAAAGTATTGGAAAATAAGGCAACATTGTGCAGTTACAAATCTAAATTCGTTTTGATGGTTATAGATGGAGAATTGGTTGTTTTCAGACGGAAAAAGTTGGATCTCGAAAGACAAATATCACAAATTTTCCCAAAAATTGATGGGAATTATGATTATCTCTTGAATATCAAAACAGTTCAATACACAGAAGAGTCTGTGAAGTCGCTCATCCAAGAATCCAATGAAGCTAGACGCCAACTGGAAATTATGAAACAGACATCCCCCATAGACATGTGGAAATTAGATATTAAAAATATGTAAGCAATAAGTAGTATGTGCGACATAAACGGTGCCAGCACCGGAGCCATGTTATGCCTTCACGCGATAGGAAAGCAAGATGGCCACCTTATATCCAACGACGAAAAGGCGAGGTCTTTATTTACCTATAAAGAGAAACGTCATTCGAATTTTTCAAAATATCATCGAACCACCCCCGTCATTAATCCAGGAGGAAAAGCCACCTGGCCATTTGGTGAAACCATAAAGGTTACCATGAACCCACAAAACATGGGAGATTTATTGAGTAATATGTATATTTCAATAAAAATGCCAAAAATAAACGGCGCTCCCGGGAATGGTCAGAATTATGCTGACCAATTGGGAAGACATCTATTCAAATCGATTACTATGAGGGTTGATGAATTAGAATTGGAAACTATATATGACGATTGGATGATATTGTATGACGAGTTGTATATGGAAATGTCCGAGAAGATTACAAATAAGATATTGATTAACCGTGGCATTCCGTATGATGGTGCCGTCGATAACGGCGCTTACGCACAATATGACACCGATCTCATCATACCCCTCCCGTTCTTCTTTTCAAGAAAATATTCGGGAGACGAATATGATACAAACCAACCAAATAGACCATTCTTCCCACTTTGTGCGATACATAAACAAAAGCTTGAATTTACATTCGTGTTACACCCTCAAACCTTCTTCACGGACTCATCCACGACTATCTCGGTTCCGGAATTTGATATCATCACAGAGGAATTGACAATAACCCCAGAAGAAAGAATCTATTACATGAAAGAAGCGACGCAGTTAATCACCGATGTTGTGAAGAAACACCCAACCATGGAAACCGAAGTCGGCAAGGATCAAATGAAATTACAATTGGTTCCGAATATACCGGTAAAGTGTATTCATTGGTTTTTGCGAAACAAGGATTTTGAAAATATAGAAGTCGCACAGGGACCGGGTGTGGATTCCAGTTACTTGGCAAGTTATCAAATACCAGGTTCAATTAGTGCCGATTATCATTACTTTCAAAATAGATTCAATTTTGGATCTATACTCGATTTTGATCAATTATATTCGTTCTTTTATCCGGTAATGGATAAAGCAAAATTCTATATCAACGGACAAGACACCCCAAATATAACGGACGCAAACCATTCGTATTACAAGTACCTGACAACGATAAGAGCCCGATTGTCTCGTCCCTATAGGAATGTCTATACTTATAGCTTCTCGATGTATCCAATGAATGTGAAACCATCGGGGAGCTTAGATTTTTCGCAACTAAAATCCGATAAAACCAATTTGGAGGTAAATCTCAAATCCGGTTTAACAGATACATATACATTACATTTATATTACACTGGCTACCAAACGTTTAAATTTTCGGGTGGGTTTATTTCTCTCGCTTATTAAATAACGTATCTTTATTGTTTGAAATGTAATCAATCACTTTATTTTTTATACACCATTTGATGAAATTGAGTTGGGCAACCGTGGTACTAATTTCATCATCTGTCCCCGGTATCGTATATGATATCTTTTCCGAACGACAAAATGGGTCAAATAATTTTTTGCTATATCCATCGAGAGTTGATTTATATGCACAATGAACAGTAAATAACTTACCATTACTTGTCGTATATGTCAAATTATTCTTTTTTGCATAGTTAGTGATGAACCACTCCAAATTACGAAGTGATATGCCACTGGATTTATCGAGTATAGATTTTAACATAGTTTTATTCTCGGTGTCGTCATAAAAGTGATTGATTGATGTTAGCAGAATATCCGATTTACTCATTACTATAGTATATTATCCAAATCTATAAGTTCATTACGATCCGTTGAATGTTGGGGTGGTGTAATATTTTTTATAGCGATACAAGCCGGACAATTCTCCATGAATGGAATTGACATGTCATGTGTGTGCTGAAAACGAGATTCTACAACCACCGGACAAAGTGCTCTTTTTTGATAAAGATGAAAACCACAATACCCACCATTCTTGCCGCGTCTAGTACAGCGTTTATTGTTTTTTTGGACACCCCGACACTGTCCCCTGTTTAGAGTATCGGTAGATATGCTTGGTATGTCCCGAAGAAGGGCATCCAATGGAAGACTCCACCTTTTTGCGATATCCCCCAGAATTACGGTTACCTTATCATTGACCTGTTTTTCAACCTCACTCTCGATTGAGCGTAGAAAGTCATCAGACAACATTATTCCTTACTATTACTTTGTTCGTAGTTTTTAAATAACATTGCTATACTCGAACTGTTATTTTCCTTCTTGGCACGTGCATCTTTTAGACGTTCCTTTAGCGCGGCAGCCGTACCGGTCGAATCTATATTAAATTGCTTACACTCTTCGATTAAATCATCCTTTTTCA